TGCTGAAGAAACGCTCGGAAGAGAAGATCGACTCAGTGGCTGCTCTGATGGATGCCTTCGTGGCATACAAGATCAACAAGGAGGCATTCGAATGAGCGAGGAGGTGAAATGGGTCTTAGTGATCGACTAGCTCACGCATGGAATGCGTTTTCAAAATCCCCGGACAAGAAGAACTTCACACCGGAGTACGGTTCGTGGACATTCGGTAATCCAAACCTGAATTACCGACCTGTCGTCGGCGACCAGACAATCGTCACGAGCATCTATAACCAGATTGCTATCGATGTATCGAATGTTCCTATTCGGCACGTCAAGACTGACGATAATGGCAACCTTAAGAGCTACTACCGTAGCTACCTTGATGACTGCCTGTCTCTGAGCGCCAACATTGACCAGACCGGTCAGGGATTCTTCCAGGATTTGGTACTCACGCTCTTCGAAGAAGGCGCTGTAGCGATCGTTCCTGTAGACACAGATGTCAGCCCCGACTTGACTCAGGGCTACGACATCAAGTCTATGCGAGTCGGCACAATCCTGAACTGGTATCCTCGCCACGTTCGAGTTGAGGTCTATAATGACCAGACTGGGCAGCGAGAACAGCTGACTCTTGAGAAGGAGTTTGTCGCTGTTGTACAGAATCCTCTGTACAGCGTGATGAATGCTCCGAACTCTACGCTGCAGCGACTGACGCAGAAGCTCCACCTGTTGGATGCCATCGATAAGCAGTCTGGATCTGGTAAGCTGGACATCATCATTCAGCTTCCGTACGTCGTAAAGACTGAGCTGAAGAAGCAGCAGGCTGAGGCACGACGAAAGGCCATTGAGGAACAGCTCGCAGGGTCTCAGTACGGTATCGCTTACACCGACGGTGCGGAGCGAATCACCCAGCTGAACCGACCTTCCGAGAATAACCTCATGAGCCAGATTCAGTGGCTCACCACCCAGCTGTACAACCAGCTAGGAATGACTGAGGATGTCTTCACCGGCAAGGCCGATGCTCGACAGATGCTGAACTACCAGAACCGAACGGTTCGTCCAGTTCTGAAGGCGATCACGGATGCCATCACCAGGACTTTCCTCACCAAGACTGCCCGAACGCAGCGTCAGCGGATCATGGCGATCGAGGATCCGTTCCTCAACGTCCCGCTGGAGGAGATGTCCAAGCTGGTCGACTCCGTCAAGCGCAATGAGATTGGTACTGCCAATGAGCTTCGACCGAAGTTCGGCTGGGCCCAGTCTGAAGACGAGACGGCAAACCAGTTGGTGAACTCCAACATCAATCCGATGGGCGAGGAACAGCCGCCTGGCGAAGAGCCGGTCGACGACGTCCCTGCATCGGAGGTACCAATTTCCGAACTGATGGAGAGTAGTCAAAATGGCAGTTAAGTGCGATTTCTCTGGCTACGCCACGAAGAACGATGTTCGGTGCTCGGATAACAAGGTCATCCGACACGGGGCATTCGCGGCGTACGACGGGAAGACTGTACCTCTGGTCTGGCAGCACAAGCACGGCGACGTTGAGAACGTCCTCGGGCATGCCGACCTTGAGGTTCGTGAGGATGGCGTCTACGCCTACGCCCACCTCAACAACACCGATCGTGGCCGGACCGCTCGAGAGATGGTCAAGAACGGCGACATCAAGGCGATGAGCATCTATGCTACTCACGTTCGGGCTCGGGGCAATGATGTTGTCCACGGTGAGCTCGTCGAGGTGAGTCTGGTGCTCCGCGGCGCCAACCCTGGCGCGCTCATTGACCAGGTCTCCATCGAGCATGGTGACGACGGCGATGAGATCGAGGCTGTCATCTATACGGATGAGCAGCTGGACTTCGTCTCTCACGGCGATGAGGACGAGGATGAGGACTTCGAGGTGGAGGAGACGGACGACGTCGAGCACGCCGAGGAGGAGTCTGAGGCCGATGAGGCTGAGGGCGACGAGGACGACCCCACGCTCGGGGAGATCTTCGAAGGGATGACAGAGGAGCAGAAGACGGCGGTTTATGCCATCGTCGGACAGCTCGTCGATTCCGTAGATGAAGAGGCGGAGGAGTCAGAGACCGAAGAGGTTGAGGACACCGCCCATTCCGACACAACTGAGGATACTATGGCTCACAAGAACGTGTTTGAGGGCTCCGCTACCACCGAGGAGCTCCCCGTACTGACTCACGCCCAGGTCGAGACCATCTTCGAGGACGCTCGCTCCAGCGGCTCCCTGAAGCAGGCCATCCTGGCCCACGCCGACGCTTACGGCATCAAGCAGATCGAGACCCTCTTCCCGGAGGCTAAGGATCTGTGGAACCAGCCGGAGTTCATCAAGCGCAAGACCGATTGGGTTAACTCTGTCGTCGGCGCTGCTAAGCACTCCCCTTTCTCCCGTATTCGCACCCGCTTCGCCGACATCACGGCCGATGAGGCCCGTGCCCGGGGTTACATTAAGGGCAATAAGAAGGAAGACGAGGTCTTCACGCTTCTGCAGCGTGTTACCTCGCCGACCACCATCTATAAGAAGCAGAGGTTGGATAGGGATGACATTCTGGACATCACTGACTTTGATGTCGTCTCCTACATCCGTGGCGAGATGAAGATCATGCTTGAGGAGGAGCTCGGTCGAGCCGTCCTCATCGGTGATGGTCGCCAGGCCTCCTCCAAGGACAAGATCAAGGAGGACTGCATCCGCCCGATCTACAAGGAGGACAGCCTCTACGCTCCTCGTGTCGTTCTGGCCAAGGAGACCACCATCGAGGACGTCCTGGACTCCATTGTCCGCGCTATGGACGACTACGACGGCGCCGGTAACCCGACCTGGTTCGCCGAGCCCCACATGGTCACCGAGATCCTGCTTCTCAAGGACAAGATGGGTCACCGTCTGTTCCGCAGCGTCTCCGAGCTGGCCGACTACGTCGGCGTCTCTAAGATCGTCAAGGTTCCGCTCATGAAGGGCCTGCAGCGCAGCTCCGCCAAGAACGGCACCGTCGATGCCCTCGGTATCATCGTCAACATGTCCGATTACACCATTGGTGCGGACAAGGGTGGTCAGCTCTTCGCGGCTGAGGACTTCGACATTAGCTTCAACCAGTACCACTACCTCTTGGAAACTCGCCTCTCCGGTGCGCTGACTCACCCGAAGTCGGCCATCATCGTTGAGCGGAAGACCGAGGCTGGTAACGTCGTCGCGGAGCCGTGATAGATGGCCAAATTCTTCGGTGAGATAGGATTTGTAACTCAGGTCCAGACCGAGCCGGGAATTTGGGAAGACAAACCAATCGAGAAGCAGTACTATGGCGATGTGTTTCGTGAAGCACGCCGCTTTGGTGCCAGCGATGAGGTTCTGGGGAGTATCAACCTCAGCAACCAGATCAGTATTATCGCTGATGGATTTCTAACGGATAATATCCAGAATCTCAAGTATGTACGCTGGATGGGTGGACTTTGGAAGATCTCCTATGTGGAGCTGAAGTTCCCCCGTCTGGTTCTCGAGTTGACGGGGGTGTATAATGGACCGACGGCTAGCTCTCCATGAGAAGCTGGTAGAGATCCTCGGGTCGGATAAGGTCTATTACCAGCCACTCCCGTCGCTTAAGCTCTCGTACCCATGTATTGTATACGAGCGGCATCCGGGCGATCCGATGTACGCGGACAACCTCAAATATATCAAAGCAAACCGGTTCCAGGTTACTCTGATTGCCCGGCATCCCGAGGACCCGACACGAACGAAGATCGAGGACCTTTTGTTCAGCCGCCATGAGTCTCGACTCGTAGCGGACAACCTCTATCACGACATCTTCGACGTCTACTATTAGGAGTTAACATGGCTGCACTTGTCTGGGACAAGACTGGTGAGCGCCGTATTGAGACTGGTGTCGACCACTGCGCACTGTACGTGTACGACCCGGCTCAGAAGACCTACGGCAAGGGCGTTGCTTGGAATGGTATCACCGCCATCTCCGAGAAGCCCGAGGGCGCTGAGGCTACCGACCTTTACGCCGACAACATTCTGTACCTCTCGATGCTCTCGGCCGAGAAGCTGAAGGCCACAATTGAGGCCTACACCTACCCCGACGAGTTCGAGCAGTGTGACGGTTCCGCCACGCTGACGAAGGGTGTCAAGATCGGTCAGCAGGACCGACTCGCTTTCGGTCTCGTCTACCGCACCAAGATTGGTGATGACGTGGCTGGTCAGGACAAGGGCTACAAGCTCCACGTTCTGTACGGTTGCAAGGCCTCTCCTTCCGAGAAGGGCTACAAGACCGTCAACGACTCTCCCGAGGCGATCTCCTTCTCCTGGGAGCTGTCCACCACGCCAGTCAACGTGTCTGGCGCCAAGCCCACCTCGCTGCTGACCATCTCGTCTCTGGACGTCGACGCCACCAAGCTCAAGGCCCTCGAGGCCAAGCTGTTCGGTTCCGACGCAGGTCAGGGCGGCGCCTCGGCCACCGAGCCCAAGCTCCTTCTCCCTGACGAGATCAAGGCCCACTTCGCAGGCTGATTATACCACACCGGGGGCTCAGAGACCTAGACTCCTGGGCCCTCGGTGCCTGCAATGCTTATAGTTTCTATCCCGGATCTCGACGGGTTCGACGAGGAGACAGGCACCTTTGTCTCCATGCCTGGCGGAGTCCTGCACCTGGAGCACAACCTGGTCGCGCTGTCAAAATGGGAGTCAATCACCCATAAACACCTCATCGGTAACGACAAAGTCACCCCTGAGGAGATGGCTCTCTACATCAAGTGCATGATCACTGATGAAGAATATGACCCGTCGCTCCTGGATAGGATCCCTCCATCTGAGGTCGATCGTATTAGCTCCTACATGGGCGACACGATGACCGCAACCACCATCCGCGAGACGGGTGGAGAATCTGGATCTGGAGAATACACATCCTCCGAACTAATCTACTACTGGATGATCGCTTGCCAGATCCCCTTCGAGTGTGAGACATGGCACATCAACCGACTACTCACACTCATTCGGGTTTGTAACCAAAAGAATCAGCCTGATAAGAAGATGTCCCAATCCGAGATTATGGAACGGAACCGGGAACTCAACAGAGCCAGGCGAGCTAAGCTTGGCTCGAAGGGATAACAATGATCAGTCACGAAGACATTCCCGAGGAGGCGCTTGCTCCGCAGGCCCACATCGGAACTGATCCCATGGAGGACAAGGAGATTCACGTCTCCCAGACTACTGAGGTGATGAAGTGAGCGTCGCAGACAACGTACTCGCTCGCGCCGCAGCGAGGATTGGTTACTATGCACCAGACGACCCTCAGCCCGGATCCGAAGCTGGCCGATACTGGGCAGCTCGAACTGGTCAGCAGTGGCTTGCTGGACCGTCCGACTCTGTTTGGTGGTGCATGCTCTTCGTCAGCATGTGTCTGGACGAGTGCGGGCAGATTGACGCTATTGGAGGATTCTCCTTTAACACTGACTACACCGTCAACAAGGTCCGTCAGCACCCTGACGCTTACTTCGTATCGGTTTACGACGCCCGACCGGGCGATGTCGTCATCTACAACTGGGATGGCGGCGGCACGGACCACGTGGGCTTCGTCGAGAAGAACCTTGGCGGAGGTACGCTCCAGACGATTGAGGGGAACACCTCGTCTGGTAGCTATGGCTCGCAGTCTGCTGGCAATGGTGTTTGGCGGCGCGTCCGCAATCAGTCGATCGCTTATGTGATCCGGCCTGCGTATACCGACTCTCCGAGCAACACTGCTCCCGCTGGCCCTGCTGACATCCGTGCGCTGCAGCGTGCAGTCCGGGCGACCCCCGACAATGTCGCCGGGCCGAACACTCGGTCTCGCTGCTATGCTCTTGCCGCGGCTTCCCAGTGGGGCGGGAAGACTTTCCCCTTCGGCGTGGCCTTCACACAGTCCGTGGTCGGCACTGAGCAGGATGGGGTCTGGGGTGACGCCTCGGAGGAGGCACACGACGCGACCGTCGAGGCCGTTCAGGCTTCAGTCGGCGCTGAGGTAGACGGCGTTTATGGCGCCGAGACCAATACCAAGGTGAACGCTCTGCTCGACAGGGCCGAACAGCCGTAGGAGGCTCAAAATGGCAGCGCCATACTGTACTTTAACGGGAACTATTCCCGGAGGAGAGAATGGTCGGGCTCTTGTCCGAATCGTTCCTGACGTGAAGGGGGCTACCGCTACCGTTGAGGGTTCCGCAGTCTCTATGCGCGAGCACATGGTTCGGACAGACCAGGCTGGCGCTGTCAACATCGAGGTGCTGGCTCCGGGCGCTGGAGTAACCCCCTCTGGTGCCTGGACCCACACCATCTACATCGATTCCCCCAAGTTTGACATCGTCAAGCACGTTGCTCTGACTCAGGGTGGATCTATTGATATCATGACGGTCGACCCTACCTCGGAGATTTCTCCGCTTCCATTCGGCGGAGGAGGCGGTGGAGGAGCTGGGTCTCCTGGTCCTCGTGGCCCACAGGGACCTACCGGGCCTAAGGGTGATCCAGGTCCTGCTGGCCCTCCCGGACCTAAGGGCGACGCTGGTGAACGCGGACCTGCCGGACCAGAAGGCCCTCGTGGTCTTCAGGGTCCTCCTGGACCTGCTGGAGGCGGAGCTGGAGGAACCCCTGTTCCCGGTCCCGAAGGACCTAGGGGTCCTGCTGGCCCTCCTGGACCAAAGGGGGAGCAGGGCATTCAGGGTCCTGCTGGTCCCGCCGGGGCAAATGGTCAACCAGGACCCAAGGGCGATGCTGGTGCAGTTGGACCCGCTGGCCCTCCTGGACCCCAGGGTCCTCCCGGACCTGCTGGAGAGCGTGGCCCTGCCGGTCAGGATGCGGTGACGCCTCAGCTCGACCGATACCTCACCAAGGACGAGGCAGCCAAGATATACGGCGAGAAGGCTGACGTCGAAGACGCACTCCGACAGACCAACCCGTTCAAGAACGGTGCTCGGTACTACTCTCCAGTGACCTATTACTGGCCTGACTACTACCAGGACGGAAAGCCTGGGCAGTTCTCAAAGTGGGCACAGACTCTGAAGTTCCGGGACAACCTCGGGTACGTCATCCTTAACCGTAACAGCGGAGACTGGGAGGCGCAGGAGGTAGACTTCCAGAAGCAGGGTGAGCTCGCTCTCGGCGCTGGTGCTAAGAAGGTACTGTTCTACATCAAGACTCAGTACGGCGCCGCCATTAATCCTGATGCTGAGGAGAACCGAGGTATTCCCAATGCTGCAAAGTTCACCAAGGAATACATCCTTGAGCAGCTGAAGCGGGCTAAGCATTGGTATGGCGACCTGGTTCAGGGCGTCTTCCTCGATGAGGTTATCAACGGCTGGGATGCTCGGAAGGATCGGATTCCGTGGTATAAGGATCTTATTGACACGATCCGCCGTGAGAACGGACTGGACTTCGTCATCGCGATCAACACCGGATCCAACATCTCCCAGGAGGTGTGTAACCTCGACTTTGATGTCTGCATGATGTTCGAGGGTACCGCTACAAAGTTCCTTGAGGAGGATCCGACATCTCCGATTCTTCCGGATCACATGAAGGCCTATCCGTCCACTCGATGGTGGGCAGTGGTTCACTCCGTCACTTCGGAGAACTATCAGAAGGTCTTCGACAAGGCGGACAACCTCGCAATCAGCCACCTCTACGTCACCGATGGCTTCCTTGTCGAGGATCCTCAAAATGGTGGCCAGTGGCACCCAGTGGGGAACCCGTACGAGAACCCTCCGGGTGCCGAGATCCGTGAGCTGATCATTCCGTGGCTCAAGGGGTATCTGAAGCTCAAGCTGAAGGTCGACAATCTCAAGATTCCGGAGGTCCCAAAGATGATTGTCCTCGGACCTGATGACCCTGTGCCAGCAGGGACTCCGTCTGGGACGGTGATTGTTAGGCGGGCCAAGTAATGGCTAGCGTATTCCCAGTAATTGGTACATGGTGGGGAGGTAATGGCGCTCGAATAGGTGACGGGCGTCTGATCCGAAAGGGATCCAGCTCCACCCCATTCGAGAGTGCTGCCTATACCGTCGGTGATCGTAAGTGGACGGTCGAGATAACGTATACAGCGGATAGAGATACCCAGCTCGCTATGAGAGCGAACTGGTTCCAGGCAGGTAAGCAGAAGACCGATAAACAGGACTTCATCACTACCTGGAATATCCGGGGCGGTACTAATGCGGCGATCAAGTTCGACTTTGAACTTCCGAACAACGCTTATCCAATGTGGACGCCATCCATTGCGGTTCCTGGTACGGCCCAAGATATCACTATCCACAACTTCAACGTCTATGAGACGCCTAAGCCAGGATTGCATGTCCATTTAGCTACTGGTAGCGGATCTGAGGCTAATGGTTTTGGTACTACTTCGCTAAGAAGTACCCGTGCTGAGATCGGCGACCTTATAGTTGTATTCTATGCTTCACAGTTTGGAGACACCAAAGCCAGACCTCCTGCTGGCTGGGATTTCCAATACAACCGTGACGCCGGTGGGCGATCTGGGTATGTAGCTGTAAAACGGGCTACAAAAGCTGATCTCGATGGCGACTTCAAGTTCAATAGTGATGCCGCCACCAATGCTAGAGAGAACTTTGTCTTATTCTCGATCGGCGGGGCATCCAAGTATAAGATACATACCTGGCAACCAGGTATTCCCACTCTCGATAAGACCAAGAAAAATCTATTAGCCGTACAATATCACGCACCATCTTCTCGAGATGAACCAGTATGGTATCCCCCAGGTACCGACCCAATCGCTAGAGGCGGTAAACGTAACCGAGGATCCTCGTGGTCGATGACCATCGGAGCACTGGCTTCGTCAGTGAAGGATTCGTACGGCGCTAAGGCTTATGCCTGGGTAGAACTTGAGGAAGAGAATCCAGAACCTCCAGCCGTAGTTGTTCCGGGTATAGAGATTACCGATTCTGGAAATTCCAATCCGGTATTCGTATATTGGAATGGAGAACTACAACCGTCTACCATGCGTGCCGTGCCAATAGGATACTCCGATATACACACCATGATGGACACTCGCGGGTTCCTCATCGCTCACCGAGGAGGATCAGTCAGCTGGCCTGAGGCATCCATGCGGGCATACACCAATGCTGTAATGTACGGTGCAGGCGCGCTAGAGGTGTCTTGCCAGAAGACGAAGGACGGCGTGTGGTTCCTGAACCACGACAGAACCCTCCAGCGTGTGGATAAGACGGCTCCAGATACCCCCGTCACCGAGATGACATGGGCGGAGATCCAGAAGTACCACACCATCGGCGAGCCATTC